TTCTGCGACACCGAACCACCGAAGTGAGACTCCATGACGAGATCGGTCACGGTGTAATTTACACTGAAGTCAGTGGTGTGGTCGTTAAGCGTGACGATCTTGCCGAGAGCTTCTTCCTTGGAAGGATTCGGGAACGACAGATTGATTTCATCGTCGCCGGAAATAATGAAATCCCAAGCAATTTTTTGCAGCGACCTGTTGATCCACTTAACGTGGAAAGTATCGGTGCCCGACACAAAGGTAATTGCACCCGATGCCGCCACCTTGAATTGACTTAGCCACGCTCCTATTGCTGTGGCGCTGTCTGCATCTGTGTCGTAGATTGCCATTTTAGATCCCTCTAAGTTATTGGTCTGAGACTAACGGTTATACTTAATCCAGTGTCGAGATATGTTCCTGAAATATCTTCTGGGTGAAAGTCTGGCGCTGATATATTCATTTCGCGCGCCCACCCCACACACGCAGTATCTGTGTCATAACTTATCGTTTCCGATGCAACGCCACCAGCAGAACAGGCTTTGTTTATAAGCTCAAGATGATCGCTTTTGCGCTCAAGATAAACTCTGGCTGTTGTCCCAATCGCTAGGCCGGTATCTTTATTAAGAACCGTCACAGATAGTGTAATGACCCCGGTGATGAAGTTGGGAGTAACGCCGGCAGTCTTATAAGTCGGTGTCGCGCCACCGACTATAGTAATGTCAATCGTACCGCTACCAGCTAACAGATCAAGCGCGGCATCGTCCGAAAAATCTGCGCCATAGCCAGTAAAGCTCAGGCCATTAAAGGTACGTGGCGTAGTACCGGTAAGCTCAATGGCATGACCGACGCCGGTCTGAATGAAATCGGTGTCGTGGAGTCCCGAAGTATCGCCAAAGGTCGGGTCTTGCAAGCAGGCAATTGAGGTTAGTGCATTGGTACGGATGGTCGAGTTCTGAATCTCTGCCGTGTCCTGCACCAATAGCTGACACTCAATGTCGCCACCGTCGCAGTCCACTTTCGTATTGAAGGTGATGTTTCTGAAATTACGCAGGTTGGCACTGAAGTTGTACGGGTCAGTCATCGTCGTGCCAGTGACAACGTAATCCGGGCGCGTGTCGATAGCGCCAGAGTTGTACAGCTTGCCCTCACCAATGATCGTGGCACCTACATTGAACGTAGCGGCTGCGGTGTCCAGCTCATGCAGTACACCTGTAAACCCTGTACCGTGATAGCCGTCCTTGAACGCCACGATAGACGTTAAATCCTCGAACTCAATCGTGCCGCCTGCCCGAAGGATGCCCCAAGCACTGACATTCGAGCCAGCACCAGAACAAACTCCCCAGCGATTCGCCTTAATATCTTGGTCAATAGCTGGGTAACTGGTAAACGCAGCAACCGGGTCAGCGCCAGTACCAAGAGTCAAATACAGCCCAACACCAATGTCGATAGAGTCCATCGCGATGTTCGGCGACTTAGCTTCACCTCCAATCCATGAACCTTGGCAACCGAACCAATCAATAATTGTCAGGTCGGGGCCACCACCCGAAATCGTAATAGGCCAAAACGTGTTATCTGGATCAATGGCTCCCAGTATGTATCCACCTTGAGCGGGGTACTGTAGGTACGCATCGTTCGTGGCAGTTGATCCAGCAATGTTGTAGGAATTACTGGTGCCATCGCCACCATCACCAATACCAATTCGTGCCCCTTCGGACACATTCGCGTCAAAGGCATCAGACATATAGAACTTGAAAAACCACAGGTCGCGATCAGTCAAGGTCATGTTCACTGTGGAAGGATCATCTAGCTGGATACCACCAAGCGTGCCGCCGGTAGTCGATTGTTGGCGTGCTGCGCAATTCGCATTCTGGTAGGCAAGCTCGGGCGCGGCTGAACCACCAGCACCCGTTCCACCAAAGTTCGACCAGTCGTCATAGGTCTGAACCTCGTTGAATCGAGTGCCATCAAAGGTGACTGCAAAGATTGTCATCAGCTATAGCTCAACGCGAGGTGGTTGTCCCAGATGTTGTCCCGATTGCTGTTGCCATCGGCCCACGTAGTCACGGCGTCAGTATTGCCGCCGACGTCTTCCGTGAATACGATCCTTTTGATGCTCCAAGTTGCGGAGCTGTCCACCGTCCCGGGGAGAGCGTCACCGAGGTACAGCGTATCGCCGTCGTCTTGTTCGTCCAAACGTGATGCATTTTTCAATTTTTCAGTCCCAAAATCTGTTCGCACCCAAGAGCCGGGGGTCGTGTCATCAGGTTCTATGATATCAACACCATCATCCGCTCGGACATCAGTGTCGTCAAATACGAACCAGCCTTCTTCGGCTCCTACCAGCACTGATGCTAAGTCATTGTGGACAGGCACTTCAAGTTCGCGCAACTCCGCGTACGTTCGTGCACGTAGCGTTGCGGATCGTTGGACACGTTGAATTCCTCCCATTAGAAATTTTTCATCCACGGATGAGGATATGTCTGATTTCTTACGTCCTTGAGTAGTTTATCTATCCAATGGCTCATTTTCCAAGTGTCATCACTCGGATGCAATATCGCCAATTCTTCCACAAGTTTTTCTGGGTCTATGCGAGTGCAATCGCCGTCTTCTGGGAGGGGGGTGTTGGTTCTGAATACAAGAATAGCCGCAAGATGGGTCTCCCCCAGCTGCTCCATTACCTCAGCGCGATTGTTGCCAATTGATATGTAGCAGTAATTGCGCGCCCCAACTTCTACGACGATTGGGTTGGTCATGCCGTTTTCTTTTATGTTCTTTTTTAGCTTGAGAAAGTCGTCTTCTTTCATGCCACCAGACTGGGTCCCGTTGTGGAGCATGTGGGTAAATTTCTTCATGTCCAGCCGTTTTAAGGGGAACTGATCGTAATAGAAGACCTTGTAGCGATAATGCATAGTGCTACATCCTTGTCATTACTGTTGACACGAGCTTGTTTATAAACGATATTCCGCATACTAGCAACTCATTGTGGACAACAGATGGCGGGCATACTTCAAGTCGTTTCCCCACAACAGGTTTCCGACTACGAGGCAGAAGTTCAGGCCCAGCGGACACCCCCGGAACCGACGATGGAAATGGAGGGTCTCGTGGCGATTATTCGCCGTGAGTTCCACGACGCTCGCAATGCCCGTTACGTCAACGGTATATCTCAGAGACTCATCGAAGCGCAGCGAACGTATCGCGGCCAATATTCCCCCAATAAGCTGAAGGACATCAAAGCCTTCGGTGGCTCTGAGGTGTATTCTCGGGTTACCCCTACTAAGTGCCGTGGTGCAACTAGTGTCCTCAGGGACTTGTATCTCAGCGGAACTGAGCCGCCTTGGGAGCTCACCCCTACGCCAGTACCGACGCTACCTGAAGATATAGCCACAGCTGTATCCGGATTGGTCCAATCGGAAGTGCAGGCAATGCAGCAGCAGGGCAGCGCCATTACTGACGAAATGGTCCGTGACCGCATGGCCCAGTTGATGGAATCAGCACAGACGGCTGCCGTCAAGAACGCTGTGGAAGAAGCCAAGGAAGCAAGTCGGGAGCTCAATGACGTATTGATTGAGGGCAGATTTTACCAAGCGCTCAAAGAATTCCTTATTGACCTGCCGATTTTTCCAATCGCTGTTATGAAGGGGCCGGTCGTTCGTCAGAAGACCAAGGTCCGTTGGAAAGACGGAAAACCCTCCCAAGAGACGGCCCCCAAGTTGTTTTGGGATCGGGTTAGCCCTTTGGACTTGTATTTCACCCCGGATGCTGGGCATCTGGACGAGTCCTATGTCATTGAACACGTTAGGTTTACTCGGCAGGAGCTGTACAATCTCATCGGAGTCCCGGGTTACAAGGAGGATGAAATTCGTGCCGTCCTTGCCGACTTTAAGGACAAGACCCAATCGAGGTCGTGGCGAGATTGGTTTGACGAGGAAAGGGAAGACCTTGAGGACAGAGATCATTGGGAGTCCGCCCGTGGCCAGTTGATTGACGCTCTTGAGTGGCATGGTTGCATACAGGGACAGATGCTGCTGGATCACGGGTTCTCTGATGATGAAATTGCCGATCCTGAACAAGAATACATGGTCGACGCTTGGGTTGTGGACAGGTACTGCATTAAAGCGCAGATTGCTCCGAGCCTGACGAACCGGCCGAACTACTTCATTTCCAGCTTCGAGAAGATCCCGGGGTCCATTTGGGGCTATGGCCTTCCGGACATCCTTGAGGACATCACGTCTGTCTGCAACACGACCATGCGCAGTATTGTCAACAACCTGTCAATAGCCTCTGGACCGCAGGTAGTCGTGAATCTCGATCGATTAGCCCAAACGGAAGACGCGAACAGCCTCTATCCGTGGAAGCGCTGGCATGTGATTGACGACCCTCTTGGCCAGAACAAGACCGAGAAACCGGTCGACTTCTTCCAGCCGCAGAGCAATGTCCAAGAGCTGATGGCTGTTTACGAGAAGTTCGCTAATATGGCGGACGAAGCTTCCGCTCTCCCCAAGTACCTGACAGGATCAGGCGCTACGGGAGGTGCCGGCCGTACCGCCTCGGGTCTTGCGATGCTCATGGATAACGCATCTAAAGTGATGCAGAACGTCGCCGCGAATGTGGATGATGACATCCTCACACCTTGTATAGAAGGGCTTTACGAGATGGTCATGCTGAGTTCAGCGGGACCAAATTTGAAAGGCGATGAGACTATTGTCGTCAAGGGCGTGACAGTAGCCGTCCAGAAAGAAACGGATCGAATGCGCAAACTTGAGTTCTTGCAGATGACAGCCAACCCGATGGACATGCAGATTATGGGCATCCCGGGACGCGCCGCAGTACTTGAAGATGTTGCGGAAGAACTTGGTATGAAAGGAAAAAAGGTAGTACCATCTACCGAAGAACTTCAGGAGAAGATGCAGGAGGCCAACAAAGCGCAACAGGCGCAGGCAGCTGCAGAAGAAGGTGGAGGTGCCCCGGGTGGGTCACCGCAAGCAGGACGTGACCCCGCAATGGCTGCGAGGGAAGGTCAAGAAAACGTAACCCGAGGAGTAGTGCAATGAAAGCAGTAAACGCAGGACTGGCCAAGAAGTTCGGCAAGCCCTTGTCTTACACGGACGGCGAGCACACCCAGTCGAAGACGAAGGGTGGTGGTAAGAACTCGTCTATCATGTCGAACCCTAACACCAAGTCAGACCGGTGCGGCTACGGCGTTAACGGCGTAGGTAAATAGGAGACTGGCATGTACGAGTCATTTCCAAAAAACGGGCAGCAAGGCTCCCGTAAAATCTTCTCTGGCGAAACGATCGGTGGTGACGCGCTGACGACTCGCAACAACCGCGAGAAGCGGGACTACATGAAGTCTGGGCGCATGGAAAATTGCGCTAAGGCCGCCAGTAGCGAGAAGTTCAAACCGGGTTCGGAGAGTGCTGGCAGAGGTGCAGACTTCAGCAAGCAGAGCTATCCGAAGAAGGGCCACAGCGCCACGAAATTCGGTACGACTGTTTCACAGGGGAGCTGACATGTTCATCACCTCACCAAAACGCGGCAAGCTCAGTAAGCGCCCCGGGAAGGTGGATGCTGAGGGAGACCACAGCCCATCGACTATGTATGGCGCGTCCGAGTTTGGTGGTGGACGACCTGATGGTTCCCGTCGATTCACTGGTCTTTATGGCAAGAATGCCAAGGCTCGCAACGAAACTGATGTTGAGTCAGGCGAAGAAAGCCGCCGCTCCGGTCGTATGTTTAACTGGATGAAAGGGGACAGCTATTAAGCTTGACCAAGAAACTGCAGAAGCATTGATGCGCCTAGCACATAACCGTGACTTTCAGAAGTTCGGTGAGTGGCTAGACGAGGTGCATACCGTCTACGTTAATGGTGCCATCATGGGCCACGACGAACACAACAATGCCGATGTTTTACGAGGCCGTGCTCAGGGACTCTCCATCTTGAAACATGAGATGGAAAAAGCGCCCGATGTCGCCGGCCGAATTCAGCAAATAAGCTAAGAGGAATACCCAATGGGGCTCCCCAAACAACTACGTAAGCAGATCAAGCAAGGTCAAGAGATTGAAGAACAGCTTCGGAAGGAGCAGGACGAGGCCGGTGTTACCGATACCTCTCAAGCTGAGATCGACACCTTACTTGCGGAAGTAGACCCACAGGCAGCACCTGCGGGGGCTCCCACTGCTGAAGTAACTGAACTCCACCCGAAGCCAGAAGGAGGTGAGCCTGAGGTAACGCCCGAGCCAAAGCCTGAGCGTACCGACTGGAAGCAGAAGTACTCTGTCCTGAAAGGCAAGTATGATGCTGAAGTACCCCGCCTATCTGAACAAGTACGTGATGCGAACACTCGTATTAACGGCTTGGAAGACCGGCTTGCAGCAATGGCACCCGCGCCTGCACCAGAACCCGAGGATAAGCCTCGGACGGACTTTACTCCTGAGGAGATTGCTGATTATGGCGAGGACCTTTTGGATGTGATGGGCCGTAAAGCGCGAGAGATTGTTGAGTCAGAGTACTCACCACAGATTAAAACGCTCACTGCTGAAGTCAATTCTCTTAAAGTACAACTTGGAGAGACCGGCCAGAAGGTAGCGAAGCAAGAAACAAATGAAGTTTTCGCCCAGCTTGACGGAACAGTCAAAGACTGGCGTAAAGTAAATGTCGACCCAGCATTCCACGTGTGGCTGGACCAAGTCGACCCCTTCACTGGGGAATCACGTAAGAACCTTATGCTGAATGCTTTCAACCGCAAAAACGCCCAGCAAGTGAAAGCATTCTTCGATAAGTACGCTGAGGAAAACGCCACAGTTATTCAAGATCCAACCGCTGGACCCTCTGGGCAAGGGGGAAATCAAGCAGCGACACTGGATTTGGAAAACTATATTGCGCCGGGACAACCAAGGTCCGGCGGCGATGTTGGCGCTCCTAAAGACAAGCGCGTCTGGACCAATGCCGAGATCGGTGCGTTCTATTCTGATGTTCAGAAAGGACGTTACAAAACCCGACCTGAGGATAAGGCCAGAATCGAGGCAGACATTGTGGCTGCCACAAAAGAAGGGCGCATTCGTTAATTAGGAGTTAGAAACTCATGGCATATCCACTTCCACCTAGTGCCGGTGCCAGTTGGACGGGATCACTCCCGACCCCGGCATATTCCGGTGTATTTATTCCCGAGCTTTGGTCTGGAAAGATCATTGAAAAGTTCTATGACGCTACTGTATTAGCAGCAGTCGCGAATACGGACTACGAGGGCGAGATCACAGCATACGGCGACAAGGTCACGATCCGTACCAAGCCGTCGATCGCAATCAACGACTACACTGCGTACACCGCTCTGACGACCGAGACGCCGTCCAGTGCAGTTGTCGAATTGCTTATCGACCAAGGCAAGTACTGGTCAACGGCGCTTGACGACGTGATGGAGATTCAGTCTGACCTCGACCATTTCAGCCTCTGGGCCGATGATGCGTCTGAGCAGATGAAGATCGAGATCGACACGGATGTCCTTGCTGGTATTCCAGCAGGCGTATCTGCTAACAACCAAGGTGCAACCGCTGGTGTCCAGAGTGGCACGAGCCTTAACCTCGGCGTAGCAGCAACACCCGTCGTTATTACGAAAGCAACCGCGATCGACAAGATCATCGAGTGTGGCCAGATCCTTGACGAGAACAACATTCCGGAAACGGGGCGTTGGATCATCATCCCAGCTTGGCTGGCAGCGATGATTAAGACGTCAGATCTGCGTGATGCCTCGCTGACCGGCGATGGCGTATCGATGCTTCGTAATGGTCGCCTCGGAATGATTGACCGCTTCACGCTGTACGCTTCCAACCTCTTGCCTTACGGCTCGACGGATGCGGCGCATAGCATTTTGTTCGGTCACTCTCATGGCCTGACGTTCGCTTCTCAGCTGACCAAGGTAGAGACGCTTCGTGCAGAAAGCACCTTTGGTACCATCCTGCGTGGTTTGCAGGTCTTTGGTTACAAGGTAGTCGACGGCACAGCGCTCGGAATCCTTTACGCTAGCAGAACGTAAAGTCAGGAGTTCTGATGTGGGAGGGGGGTGGTCCTCCTCCCCTTTGACTGGAAGGTAATATGGCGCGTTATTTGAAATCGTTAGTCACCGGGGTTGTACTCCCGTACGTTGAAGCATCTCTGAAGTCCGCAGACATTCGTTTGATGGACCCAGAGGAGTGTGCTGAGTACGAAGCAGGCTTGAATAAGCCCGTTGCTTCTGAAGTTGTGGAACCTGAGGTTGTCGCAGAGCCTGAGGTTGTCGCAGAGCCTGAGGTTGTCGCAGAGCCTGAGGTTGTCGCAGAGCCTGAAACTGGAGAGGTGCTTGTTGAAGACTACACTCCTGAGGAGGACCCTGAAGTGCAAGAAGTTCTCGGAGCTCTTGAGACTGACTGATGCCTAAGTCGATCGACGATGCCTTAACCGATGCTAGGGTCATTTTGAATGACACTGCGGGTGACAGGTATACCGATGCAGATTTGGTTTCTGATTTCAATAGTGCCATTTCGATGACAAAGATGATTCGCCCAGATGCTTTTAAGTTGGGTGAAGCGATACCGGAAGTTGCTGTTGCTGATCTTGGACAAGACCCAGCCACGGATTTCCCTTTGCCTGAGATTTTTTACCAGAGCTTTGTCTACTACTTGGCGGGAAATGCTGAGTTACGCGACGATGAGTTTGCAGTTGATAATAGAGCAATGACTTTACTTGCAGCGTATCGGAGGAACTTAACAGGCAATCTTCGATAACAGGAGTACAAAATGCCGCAGAGTGGCTTTGAAGATGGGTTCACAGTAACCACCAGTGGCTCGCTTGATACTTGGGTTAAGGAGATTCATGCCAAAGTTCCGGGTGCTATTGAGGGGTACATTTATGACCAGTTGAAGTTGGTCGTAAAGGATTTCTTCCAGCGAACGAAATCATGGCGGACCTTTCTTGGTCCACTAACAGCAGCAGCAAATGATGGAACAATATGCCTCAACCCTGTTGATGCATACTCCAACGTTATTCAGGTTCTTGAGGTCACTCGTAACACGAGCCCTCTGTCGCAGCTTGACATGAGGTCACTGCCTCGTTTGTTTGCGACAGAGAACGACAACCGGAACCCGTCCCGATTCTATCTGGACCCTTACCACACCATTAAATTTTTCCCGGTTCCTACCGTAGATACTGAAGATGTCTACGTCACGGTGGCGCTCACTCCGCGATTGCGTGCAGACAACCGCATCCCTGAGTGGATTGTCGCACAGTGCTATGAAGCCATTAAGGCAGGCACGCTGCAGCGTTTACATGAGGAGCCTGACAAGACGTATTCAAACGTAGCGAAGGCAGAGTACTGGGGTAAGAAGTATCGATCGGAGCTGGCACGTTCACGCTCAGTAGCTGCACAAGGCTATGGCGAGACAGCCCAACCTTGGGGATTCCCCAAATGGAACATGTAAATGCCTACTCCTGCTTACATCGACACGACGCTGTATCTCCCGTTGGGAGGCGTCGATGGCTTTGAACTCAATGGCTTCGCAGTCAACGGCGTTGGTTTCGTGGACTCCCCATTTGCAGGGGTCGCCTTCGAGCTTGACCCCTATAGGTCGATCCTACAGGGCGAGCCCCAGTCTGCCGATCTACGCGCCATCTACCCATCAGTGCTTCCAGATAGTAATGCTATCTCTTATCAGGGAAACGATCAGGTTGTATCGGAAGTCTGGGCTCCTCGTTGTATTGTTGAAGCTCCATCGGAGAGAGTGGAGTCTTCGCTGGAAGCAGAAGTTGTATCGCTTGCGTATGAGGTTGAGGGTGTTTCAATCGTCCCTGCCGAATATCGCACAGCGTATGTACTGGCGACACATCCTGCCTCTACTCCACCAGAGCGAAAAGATTCGGATGTGGATGAACTACCGCCGAGTGAAGAACCGGATGAAGTCGATGTTTCCGTCGTCCCGCCGGAACCAAGAACAGCGAAAGTCCCAAGGGGAGACTCATGACATTACTTGATCGGTTCATCAAGCAACCGGCCGAAATTAAAAAGTACCAGATCGACTACTCTGAGTGGTTGGCTGACGGCGAGACTGTTGACAGTGTGGTAACGGCTGTGACAGTGCTCAACCCTGCTGCTGACGACGTTGGTGAACCTACGATGTCAATAGGCACGAATCAGATTGTTGGGGGTACTGTGTATGAGTACTACGTCAGTTCCGGCACAGACGGTAAGCGTTACAAGGTTACTTTTCAGGCTAGCACGTCTGACTCCCAGACTGTGGAGAGTGAGATCGAATTCAAGGTGAAAGACACATGAGTATTTTATTCGACAACAATGCCTCTGGTACTTTGAGTGTTGAAGCTGCTGGTGATACCCCGGGACCAGAGGACACTACAATCGACTTGCAGTCTAATGAAGGGCAGTTGTTTCCGCCTGTCACGACAGCAAGCGGCGACTTCTTCATGGTCACGTTGGAGAGTGTAACTGGTGATATTGAGATCTGTAAATGTACAGATGTTTCTACGGACCAGTTGACTGTTGCTCGTGCCCAAGAGAACACCACCTCTCAAACATTCGCTGTTGGTTCGAAGGTTGAGCTGCGCACGACCGCCGGTTCTTTTGACGAATTTATACTACGTACTGGGGCAACGATGACTGGTACGTTGAACATGAATGGCGAGGAGATCACTGACCCCGTCCTCAGAAACACTGGCTCCGGTGAGCTTCTTGGATTTGCCTTGCAGGGCACCGATGGTGGCGATGCTAACAAGATCGTCGTGCCTTCCGGCGCAGGTGACCCCACTCTTGGAACTGATCTCATAGCGACTCGGGAATGGGCGAACGTAACCTTTGTTCTGCCGAGCCGTACCTTAATTGCTGGCATTGGTATTGAGGACACCCTTGGGGATCTTTCCGCTGACCGTACATTCAACATTGACTTCACTGACTTTGCTCTGAAGCAGGGTGCAGCAATACTGGGAGATGACACGTTCCCTATGTATGACACTACCGCTGGTGAGTACAAGAATATCGAGTATCGCCAGATGGGCATCCCCATTGTCACTGTTTCAGGGCAGACGATTACGCCAGATAGCGACAACACAAACGTAATGTTTGTGTGCACACACTCAGCAGCGCCGATTGACTTCGTCCTTGATGACGACATCGGTGAGGTTGGTAACTTTATTATCATCCAGCAAGCCGACGTTCAGAAGGTAACTGTAAGTGGCACTGCCACTATCAATTGTGTTGTTCCTAACCAGCGCACAGTAGCTCAGTGGTCAGTGATCGTACTTGTCTGTACCAGTGATGTGACGGTACACCAGTGGGCGCTGTATGGAGACGTCGAGTAATGCTTGCCATCCTCTTTGGTGCTTTATCAGCCGGATCGCCAACTCGCCATGTTGTCGATTTGCAGGATATGTTTTCTGAGGCTGAGGGGAGCTTTGGTACCGCTACGGCTGAGTTGCAGCTTTTTGGCTTCGGCGCTAAAGAAGGTGAGCAATGGCATACCGATGGTGGCTCCTCCGAGATATTCCATAACATTGCGATTTTTCCACAGTCGTACGCGGACGACTATCAGATGAAATGGGATACGCTCAGTGGTGATGCGCCCGACACTTGGTCAACCCCCGAAGGAGATTGGGAATCACTGGGAGTCGATAGTTTTGAGTTGTCTCTCACAGTAACTGGCGACAACGAGGAGGGTGGTTCAGTCACAGTGAGCATCCGCAGGGGTACTGGTTCTGTTCTTGACACAGCAGTATGGTCGTACAATGCAATGTCGACAAAGACATAAATATGCCTCTGATCGTATTTGAAAATAATAGCAACGGGATGCTCGCAATAGGGGTAGACGATGTCACAACTACAATCACAATGGTTGCAAGTCAGGGCGCAAACTTTCCGAGCATCACTGCACCTGATGAAATCTTTTTCATCACTCTGCAGAACTATGCGGCGCAGCTGGTTGAAATTTGTCGTGTTACCGATCGTGCGGGAGATGTATTTACAGTGGAGCGGGGCCAAGATGGCACTACCGCCAAGTCGTGGGCAACGGCTGACACAGCGATCCAGTTACGTGTCACTCGTGAGACACTTGAGGCGTTCGTCCAGAGCCCCCAAACTTGGGAGTACTTCACTTCTTCTGAAGGGCAGGCTATCTTCAACACAAGTGTAGACTTGCCCGCCACTGATGTTCATGTGCAGGCATTCATCAACGGAGTGCGTCAGTTTCCACCGGCCCACTTCTCTGTCACAGGGCTACAGCAATTGACCTTTTCTGAAGGGCTGGCTGTAGGTGACTATGTAGCCATAGGGATTTGATATGTTCGGTGAACTAATAGCAAAAGCACTTGGCCCCATCATGGATGGTGTGTTGCGTTTCATTCCTGACAAGGGTGAGCGTGCTAGAGCCAAAGAACAGTTCGAGGGGCAGATGCTCAATGCGATGACCTCTCTTGTGGAAGGTCAGCTTGAGATCAACAAGGTGCAGGCCCAGCACGCGAGTATCTTCGTGGCTGGAGCTCGGCCTTTCATCATGTGGGTTTGTGGGGTCGCTCTTGCGTGGCAGTTTATTGGGCAACCAGTATTTACATGGGGAATATTAGTAGCGGGGGCTGAGCTACCAGACTTACCTGTACTCGACATCGCGCCATTGATGACATTGCTGCTTGGCATGTTAGGACTCGGTGGGTTACGTACTTATGAGAAACGTCTCGGAGTAGAACGCAACTTTTTAGGGAAGCAAAAAGGTGACTGAGGTGGTTAGTAACGTTTTTGAACGACACGCACAATCGGTGGTAGCCCTGCTGTTGGTTGCTCTCTTGTTGTGGGTAGCTGCGACCACGCAGGACACTTCAGTTGCAGTTGCTGAGATGCGAGTCGAGCTGGGGTATTTGAAGCTGGCTGTTGATGAACCAGCGCAGGAGCATAAAGAATGTGCGCGTGCAGTAGGTGACCTGCAAGATAGAGTCACGGGTCTTGAAGATCGAGAGCATACAAACTGATTTTACGAGGAGAGGAAAAATGGCACGATCAAGTCAACTACATAAGCTGAATACTCGGGGGTACAACTCCCAGTTTGAACGTAAAGCTTTGTCACAGATTCAGAATAGCACTGGCACTGACACTGCTCCTGCGAAGCTGAACATCGGCGGTCTTTGGAGTGGTACGGATACGATTACGGTACTTGTTAACATAGGTGCCGGCGATCTTAATCCTGCGTATTCGCCTTCGGGTGATGAAGATGCTTTTGCCGCTGCTATTGGTTTAGCAGTGCAGGTCGCTCTTGAGACCGATGTTAGTGCCTATGCTTCAGGTGGCACTGTGTTCATTACGAAGACGACAGCGGGGACTGTGAACATTATTAGTGCTGTTATCGCGTAATGCTCATACACCTCAAAGACTTCTCTGGGCTGATCCCGAAGATATCTGATCGTTCGATACCTGCGAATGCGTCTTCCGTAGCCCTTAATACACAGCTCTATTCTGGAGAGGTGCGGGGTTTACGTGAGCCAAGACAAGTCAGTAACTTGTCTGCGGAGCCATTCACTGTGCAGCGAGCCTATCGTTTGTTCGATGGCTCAGTGTCAATGAATGATCTTCCCGGTACGTGGATTGCATTTGACGATACAGATGTCAATTTCATTAGAGGAGCTTTGAAGAACGACCAGTTCGATCGCTATTACGCAGCGGGGGGTGGCCAACCTCCTAAAGCAGCAGAGGGTGCAGACTGGGCTACAGGTGCTCCGATTTATGATCTGGGTGTGCCGCCGCCTATTACCGCACCAACCGTAATACCGGCCGCCACTGGCGGCGTTGAGGAAACAAGAGCTTACGTTTACACGTTCGTGAACGAGTGGGGTGAGGAGTCTGCTCCTTCTCCTGCGTCTGACCCGACTACCGGAGACATTGATGATACTTGGGCGCTGAGTAATATGAGCAGCACTTATGCGGGCGGGCTGACACCAAACACGTTGGAGTTTATGCGAATTTATCGCACTGTTACCGGCACGAACTCTGTTGACTATCGTTTCGTTGCCGAGATAGCTCCAGCTACTGGGTACGACGATAATGAGTCTATTGATGCTGTATCTCTTAATGAGTCTCTGCCTTCTAACGGCTGGACTCTGCCTCCTACTGGTTTGCAAGGCATTGTCAACATGGCGAATGGAATCATGGTTGGTTTTGTTGGTCGTGATTTATATTTCTCTGAACCTTATCGCCCTCATACATGGCCTGTCTCTTATCAGGTTTCAGTAGATGCAGACATTATTGGTTTGGGTGTTTACCAGTCGGGCGTCGTGGTATGTACCTCGTCTAACCCGTACGTCGCTACTGGTGTGCACCCCGCAAGTATGGCTCTGACTCGGCTGCATGATGTGGAGCCGTGCCAAGCATTTCGGAGCATTGTCAACGGGCTGTATGGTGTCACCTACGCATCTCAGAATGGGTTGATTCTCGTCAACCAAGCTGGCGCTAGAAATCTGACCGAGCCGCTTGTCACTCGTAACGAGTGGAGGCAGGATTTCTCTCCAGCTACATCTCACTCTGCTTCTGATGGGTCACGTGTGGTCACGTTCACAAGTATCAGTGAGGGTTGGCTATTTCAGCCGATGGAACCGATGGGGCACATTGTTGACCTCCAAGGTTTCGCTGATGTGAGGGCTGTACAAACTGACCCATTCACGGGCGAGGCTTACATTATCTCACGTGACGTAGTGTTCTTGTGGAACCCAACGAACACGAGCCCTCAGAATTACACGTGGAAGTCGAAAGTATTTGAGATGCCGTACCCTGTGAACATGGGTGCGTATCGTCTGCAGTATAAAGATGTCATCACTGGCATTGACTACGATGTGGGCTTTGACTACACAAACTACAACGCCTCTCGTTTCAACGCTACTACTGTCAACACTGAGTCACCAGTGTTAGCGACGAACCCTTTGAACACCCTCAACCTGTGCCCTATCAACGGAGTACGCACAGAGACGGGTGTCACTGAGTCGCCACCAGTAACGCAGTTTAAGATGCCTCTTGGTGGCAGCCCTATCTATCAGAACGTTATCTCTAAGCTCATCAGAGACAACGTCCGTATCCGCATCTGGGCTGATGATGTACTTCGTTATGAGCGGAGCATTACCAGCAACCAAATGATGCGCCTACCCAGTGGATACAAGGCTGACAAGTGGCAGATCGAGTTCACAACTGCGCAGAACATATACTCATTCAAGATGGCGGGCACCGCTAAAGAACTGGCAAAGGCATAATGGCATTTGTACAAAAACCAATTGCGATACCAGAGCCAACCAATGAACCGGATGCGCTTTGGAGAACTACGCAAGCCCTGAAAGAAGCAGTTGAAATGCTGCAGGGGCAGCGTGGCAGACGGGAAGCTGCGCTTAAAGCTGACCTTGAAGCAGCTATCGCTAATTTTGAGACGGGTACCAGTACCGGTACTGCAGGTGTGGATTCTTTCAACACTCGCACTGGTGCCGTGACTCCACAGCAGTCTGACTATGACTCCTTCTTCTTAACACAAGCGGAAGCGGATGCATTGTATGAGGCTGTTCTTGGCAACCCCGCCGCTGACGGGTACCACCTTGTCAGCACCGCTGCAGGTGTGCGTTCGTGGGAAGTTGTAACTGGGGGCGCACCAACTCACACAGGAGAGGTGACAGGCGATACCAACCTCACCGTGGACGTCACGGCGATAACGAATAGAACGGATGTGGTGGCTGATGCCGCTGATGATGTTGCCATTCATGACGACACTGATGGTACCCACAAGAAAGTTAACTTGAGCTCAATAACAGACGCAGGATATTTCTAATGCCAAATACAATTCGGATCAAACGATCCACTTCAACTGATGTCCCAACTCCAACTCTTGCTCAGGGTGAGTTGGCTAATTCGGAGGCTGGGTCACCCAATAGCACCAATGAGTTATGGGTAGGTACTGCTGGGTCAACGCAGCTGAAGATTATCCGTAACAACAATGGGCTTCCGGCGCAGCCGACCACTGGGCTGCCTAACGCAGTGCTTGCTGCAACTGACTATCTTCCATTTGAGGATACAAACGACAGCAGCTTGCCGAAGCGAGAGCTGGTTAGTGATATTCCGCTAAGCGTTTTCAATGATACGGGTTACGCCAACCAGACCATTACAACTGGACTGGGTATCGACGGTGCTGATGCTGGTGACAGTGGAAATATTTCACTCTCCTTGGCTACGGTCGAGTTAGCAACTGTGGCCCCGCTTGCTGCTGACCAGTTCGTCTTCAATGACGATACTGATAGCCTACCGAAGAAGCAGGTAGCAAGCTCTATCGCACTAAGTCTGTGGGGTGCTGCTACTGCTCAGGTGAGCATTGCTGACCAAGACTTGAATCGCCCAGTCATTGAAGATTACGGTATCAAGCACACCGCCCCAACAGTCAGCGGCAACGCAGTTACAGTTAACTGTGTGAACGGTAATTCGTTCGCTATTGAGATGGACCCTGCTACGGCAAATGTTGTTCTTACGCTTAGCAACCCGCCCGCCTCTGGCACGTACGGGGAAGTAACCCTGCACATCATCATGGGCACACCAGCCCACGACATTACGTGGCCGGGATCTGTTACGTGGTTCGCTGGCGGCGCTGCACCAACACTGACTCCGGTTGATAATGGCGTTGATACAGTGCACCTGTACACCATTGACGGCGGTACCAACTGGTATGGCACATACGCGAATCGCGATGCGGCCACTGGAGGAGGCACTGTTACTGATGTCACTGGTGGTGTTGGCATTGATTCAACTGGCGGCGACACTCCTTCTATCTCCCTGAACCTGTCTGAACTCACCGCCGTTGGTGCAGCCGGCGCTGACTATTTTGCCATTACGGACACTGACGACGCCAACAATTCAAAGAAAGCGCTCATCAGCACGACTGAGGTTGGGCTGTTCGCAAACGCCACCACAGAATACGTCAGTGAGAACGACACGCTCGTCGTTGCTGATTGGCAGTGGGTTCTGGACCAAGATACTTTGTCATCCAACTCCAACACCCACCTCGCGACTCAGCAGTCAATCAAGGTCTACGTTGATACTGAGGTGGCAGCGGCGGTCGCATCTGAAATGACGTACAAGGGGGGCTACAACGCCACGACTGACACCCCGACATTGGATACTGGAACTCCGACTCTGGCTGTTGGTGACATGTATGTAGTCACGACTGCTGGCACGTTCTTTGCGCTTCCGGTTGTTGCTGGTGACACGTTGATTGCAAATACCGCATCAACGGATGCAGCCAACTTCGCTGACTGGGACATCGTGGAAGGCTTGCAAACCGTTCCCGACGCAACTGAATCAGAGAAGGGCATCATTGAGATTGCCACCCAAGCAGAGGTGGATACTCTTACTGGTGGCTCAGCCGTGCTCGTCGTGACTCCTGCGTATATGCACCTCACGACATTCGATGGAGGCACGTTCTGATAGGTCATGGCTAACAGGCTCATCACAAAGAATAGCTCGTCAGCAGCTAATGTTCCTACGGCTGGGGAAATGGTGGAAGGCGAGCTGGCCATCAACACCGCTGACAAGAAGCTCTACTCCAAGACGGCGAGCGCTGTCTTTCAGGTGTTCGATGGAGTGTACGCAGGTGCTTCACACGTGCATAGTGCAGTTGATCTAACGTCTGGAATTATTCCGCTTGCCCGCTTCAAGACTCCACCTACGACCCATACTATCCAACACGCGGTTGCCAACTTCAACCGCCTTGGCGCTGCTGAGAATTTTGATGATTTGAAACTTGCGGGCTTCTACGCCATCTACGCGGGATCGAACACTAATGCACCAACAGGTGAAAACTACGACGCCATGTTGGTCATGCAGAATTCATCTGACGTTGGAACTCAGTTGCTTGTTCCCAGAACTACAGACCGACCGATGGCTTATCGTGGCTGGTCGTCAGGTGGCAGTTTTACAGCTTGGTTGTATTCAGGGTGGGCAGCTACCGAAGCCGACGCTGATCTGGCTCTCTACGCGAAATTAGCATCACCGACATTCACGGGCACGGTTGGCCTGCCAGCTACCAACATGGGTGACAGCATTCTCGATCAGCCAAGGATTCGAGACTACGGCATCACACACACTGCGCCGACAGTCTCGGGCAATGCAGTCACAGTCAACTGCGTGAACGGCAACTCGTTCGCTATTGACATGGACCC